TCATGGCCCAGGCAGGAGTGGGTCCGAAGAAGGGCGTCGTCGTGCAGTTCTTCATGGATGCCGTGAGGAACGATGAGAAGTCCGCAGCCGAGGCCCGTCCGATCTTTGAGGACAAGGAGTTCATCAAGAAGATGATCCCGGGCGACGCCACCAGCAACGTCGTCCGTCCCGTGTGCAAGGCCGACACCATCGAGTTCGCCCGGGAGTATCAGGCGTTCAAGGCGGGCCTGGAGGCCCCGGTGGAGGGTACGCCGCTCACGACCATCCCGTTCATCTCCAAGGCGCAGGCGATGGAGATGGCTGCGGTGGGCATCAAGACCGCCGAGCAGCTTCGTGACCTGTCCGATGGCAACGGCCAGAAGTTCATGGGCTTCTTCGGGCTCCGTTCCAAGGTCATCGCGTATCTGGAGAGCGCGGAGAAGGCAGCGCCCGTCCAGCAGATGCAGGCAGAGCTAGAGAAGCGCGACAACGACATCGCCGTTCTCAAGCGGCAGCTTGAGGAGCAGTCGGCCCAGATCAAGGAAATCACCCGGGCGCGGGCGAAGTAACCGGAGGGTTACATGGCGTTCGACACGGCAGGGCAGATCATCAACGATGCCTTGGTCGAGGTTGGCCTGTCCTCCGTGACGGACCCTTTCTCCGATCTGGACTCCAACGTCGTCCAGATGCAGACGCTACTCAAGGCCGTAGGGCGGGAAACCCTCCGCGAGCATCATTGGACGATCCTCCGCAGGGAGGCGACGTTCACGACCGTACAGGGCACCGCGACATACGCGATGCCGTCCGACTTTTACAATATGTACGATCAGTCGGGCTGGAACCGGACCAACCGGCTCCCTCTCGGTGGACCGCTCTCGGCGCAGGAGTGGCAATACCTCAAGTCCCGGCTCGTCGGCGTCGTGTTCACGGTGCTGTTCCGGCCCATGGAAGGGCTCATCTACATCTACCCGGACAACCCCACCCCGGGCGGGTATCAGGTCGCCTACGAGTACGAGTCGAACGGGTGGATCAAGTACTCGGACGGCGGCACCGGCTACCTGTACCGCGACTACCCGACCGCCAGCAGCGATATCGTGCAGTTCGACTCGCTGATGATGAGCCGAGCCCTCAAGCTGGCGTGGCTCAAGATGCACAACTTCGACACCACCTCCGCGCAGCAGGACTACAACGCGGCGCTGATGTACGCGAAGGGCAACGACTCCTTCAACCCGGTCCTGTCCCTCACCCGCCAGAGCCCTCTCCGGGGCGTCGATACCCTCATCGGCCAGCAGTCGGTTCCGATCACGGGGTTCGGGACGTAAATGGCCCCCATCTTCGCCAGCCGACGACCCGTACCCCAAGCGGGTACGAACGCGGCTGTTCACTCCCCGGCCCCCACGGGGGGCATCAACGCCTTCGACCCTGCGTCGGCGGTGCCGCCCTCCGACTGCCTCGCCCTCTACAACCTCATCCCGTATGCGAATGGACTCCGCATCCGGTCTGGGTGGCGGGAGTGGTGTACCAACGTCGGCAGTCCTGTTGATGCGCTTGGCACGGGACTCTACGATTGGGGCTCCCCGATGGAGTTCGGGATGGCGGCTCCGCTCGCCGGTCCTACCCAGGGCGTATGGCCCGGACCCGTGCGCGATGGCGTGCGGACGGTGATGTCCTTCTACGGGGCCAACGAGAACAACGACCGCCTCTTTGCCTGCACGGCAGACGGTATCTGGGATGTCACGACCTCTACGGCGTCCCCTACGCGGGTCTACACGTTCCCCATCGGCGTCTACACCGACGCCAACGGCAACATCATCAAGGTGCCGGGGGCCGGGGTCGGGCAGCACGTTTCCTTCGCGGGCATCACGGGCGATCACTACCTCGCGTACTGCGACGGGGCCAACGGCTACATCCTGTATTCCGAGAACAGCGGCACTTGGACGAAGGTGACTTCCGGGACAGGGGTGGGTCAGATCGAACCCACCGACACGGCGGGGAATCCGGTCGATCCGGGAGCCTTCCGTCATGTCATGGCCTGGAAGAACCGGCTCTGGTTCACCACCGAGAACTCGTCCACCGCGTATTACCTCCCCGTCAACCAGTTCGCGGGGCAGGTTTCCCCTTGGTACTTCGGGAGCCAGTTCAAGTTCGGCGGCTCGCTGGTGGGGCTCTGGAACTGGACCGTAGACGGAGGGACCGGCATTGATGACCTCTTGGTGGGCATTTCCCGAGGTGGCGATGTGGTCATCTACCGTGGAACGGATCCTACGTTCGTTGAGACTTTTGCTCTCCAGGGGTGCTGGTGGGTCGGACAGATCCCCCCAGGTCGAGACATCGCGTCCGACTTCGGTGGCGACCTATTCATCCTTTCGCGGCTTGGGTGTGTGCCGCTGTCGAAACTGGTGGCTGGTGGGCTTATCCGCGATCCCACCCAGTATGCGACTGCCAAGATCTCCAACCTGTTCAACGCGCTGATGACGGAGCGTGGGCACCTCGACGGTTGGGCGATCAAGATGCACCCGTCCGACAACCTCATGGTGATCACGGTCCCGGCAACGCCGAGCCAGCAATCGCAGATGTTGGCGATGTCGATGGCGACGAAGGGCTGGAGTCAGCTTCTCAACATCCCGCTCATGTGCATGGAGTCGTACAAGGGCACGCTCTGGTTCGGCACCGAGGATGGCCGAGTCTGCATCAATGACGGATACGCGGACGGAGCCAAGCTGGATGGCACCGGCAGCTACGCCATCGACGCGGCCCTGTTGACTGCCTACTCGGCACTTGGCGAGCCCAAGAAGAAGCGGATCCACATGATCCGGCCCTACTTCCAGACGGACGGAACCAATCCCGGATACTCGGCGGCGGCGCGATATGACTTCGATCTTTCGGACATTGGGACGCTTCCTCAAGCACTTACTCCCGGCTCGTCGTCCTGGGACACCGGAGTCTGGGACACCGCTCTCTGGGGATCTGGCAGCGGAACTGCCAACCGGATCAAGGGTACGACGGGTGTGGGGACTACGGCGGCGATAGTCCTGCGCCTCACCACGGCCACGAACTGCACCTATCTCGGATGCGACGTTGTGTTCGACCAGGGAGGGTTCCGGTGATCGTGCGTATTTCACCGCCCGAGAACCATTGTTGGCTGTCGGCCAAGCTCGGCACGCAGCAGAGCAAGGACTTCTTCGCCATCGAGGCCATCGACAATACCGGCAGGATTCGCGGGATGGTCGGGTACGACGGGTGGGCGCAGAACTCGGTCGTGATGACGATTGCGCTCGACAGCAAGATGGCGCTCAAGGCGCTGATGTACGAGATGTTCGACTTCGCCTTCAACCGCTTCAACAAGGGTGTCGCGCTGGTGATGATCCGGGGCGGCAACCACCGCAGCATCAAGCTTTGTACCCACGTTGGGTTCGACTTGGTTGCCCGTATACGGGATGGAGTTGCGGTGGGCGAGGACTATGTGATCATGGAAATGCGACGGGAAAACTGCCGTTGGCTGGCGTTGAGGAAGGCGGCATAGCATGGGCTGGAACTGGGGTGGTGCAGGGTCGGGAGCGATGTCCGGTGCTGGCACGGGAGCCATGTTCGGCCCGTGGGGCGCGGCTGCGGGTGGTATTGCCGGTGGCCTCCTTGGCGGATTCACGGGCGGCGAGAGCGGCGGCCCCGAGGCCCCCGACTACATGAGTCTGGCGGCGTCCACCCAGAACAACCCTCTCGGCCAGCAGTCTTGGACTATCGGTCCTGATGGCAAGCCGGTGTTCAACAGCCAGTTCACCGGCAAGGCAGGACAGGCATGGCAAGGTCTCCTTGGGGGCATGGTGAATGCCTCCGAAATGGACCCCTCCAAGGCCGGTGAAAACGCCTTCAACAAGGTCATGGGTGCCTACGAGTCGCGGCTGAACCCTATCTGGGATGCTCGCGGCAAGGCATTCGACGCCAAGATGGCGAACAGCGGAGCGGTGCCCGGGACGGAAGCCTACGGCAACGCCAACCGGGAGTTCGGCATCGGCCTGAACGACGCCTACACTTCGGCCATGGCGAGTGCCGCCCAGGTAGGCCAGGGCCAGCAGGCGCAGGACCGGGCGAGCGCCAACCAGCCCTTTGAGCAGTCCGCCTTGATGATGCGGATGCTCGGGCAGCAGGGCGGCGACAACCCGTTCATGCAGGCCGCCAAGGACAAGTACATGGGCGACCTCCAGGCGTACTCGATCGAGCAGAAGAACAAGGAAGGCAAGAAGGGCGGCGGGGGCGGCCTTGGCGGGTTGTTCGGTGGTGGAAAGGGTGGAGACTAGCCATGGCGCTCAACGACATGGAGATGCTGGCGAACCAGACGCCAGAACTCCAAGATGCACTATCCCGTATCTACACCGAGGAGGACCGCAGCAAGCTCCTCCAGCAGAAGATGGCGAAGGCTCTCCGGTTGAAGGCGCAGGGTGAGCAGCCCAAGGGTGCCGGTGTCGGGCCGTACAACGTCTATGTTGCCCCCAACATCGCCCAGAACACCAACGCCATGCTCCGGGAGTGGAAGGGCGGGCAGCAGGAGTCGGCTGTCCAGAAGCAGCTTGCCGCCCTCCTCGACCAGAAGCAGGCCGACAACACCACCTTTGAGCGATGGAACCAGCAGCAGGCGCAGGCTGGCATCGAGGCCCAGAAGCAGGCGGCGGCGCAGGCGGCGCAGACGGGATACGACGGCCCGGTGCCGCAGATGGTCGGGGACGACACGGGCGGCGTCGTCGGCAAGGGCACGCCCCAGGGTCCGCCCCCTCCCGGATCCTATGTGCCGCCAGGGATGGATCCGGCGCTCCTGAACGTGGGCGTCCACCCGGTTCCTCCTCCCGGCACCCCGGGTCAGGCGCGACCCATGGGTCCACCGGCACCCCTACCCAACGGGGTACAGATGATGCCGTCGCACCGGCCAACGGATCCGAACGACCCCGAGGCAACGCTTCAACTTCTTCGCAAGCTCTACGGTGGCGGGTAGACCATGGACAACGAGATCTATGACCTCCTGATGGGGGATACGCCGGACTCGGCGGAAGCCGCCCGGGCGCTTGCGGCGGCGCTGCGCTTCAAGAAGGGGTCGGCTCTCGTTGGGGCGCAGGCTGGAGGCCCCGCCGCATACGCCAAGATGGCGAGCGACCAGGGGACCGCCGAGGAGAAGAACGTCTACGGGGGCCTGGAGAAGCGGATGCAGTACGGCCAGGAGAAGCAGGCCGCCGCCGAGCGCATGGCGCATGAGCGGGACTTGGCGAAGGCTGGACTTGCGAACACGTTGGCCGCCCAGAAGGCCCAGGCCGATCTCGACAAGGAACGCCTCCGTGGGGAATACGGTCTCCTGCGGACGAAGGCCGCTCTGGAGCACAAGCCGGGGCCCAGGCTGTCGTCAGGCGAAGTGGGCAACCTCACCGAAGCGGGAGCTATCGCGGATACCGCCGGGAAGCTGGCAACGACGTTCCAGCCAAACTTCGCCGGGAAGGGCATCTGGGGAAGCCTTCCCAACACCATCACGCAGTACATGGGGTCGGCGGCCAGCCCGAAGGCGCGGGAGAGCTTCAACTGGTGGGCGGACTACCAGAAGTACCTTGCCAACGTGGAGCGTCACAAGATGTTCGGGTCGGCATTCACGGCGACGGAGCAGCGTGCCTGGGACGCCGCCAACCGTATCCGTCCTGGCGCGAACCCGGCGGAAGTGAAGGCGGCGCTGGCCGACCTCCACGAAGCCCTCCTGCGCCATGTGACGCGGCACGCCAAGGGTCGCGTTGCCGAGGGGTACAACGAGAAGGCGATCAACATCATCACGGGTGGCAAGGCTGGCACCAACGGTATCGAGGATGACTTCGAAGCGCGGCTGAATGCGGCGATGAAGGGGCCCTAGATGGCTGATCTGGTGATGCTCCAGAAGATCCGTAGGGAGATGGCGGGCAAGATGTCGCCCGACCAAGAGGCCCGGTTGAATCAGGCCATCTTGGAAGCCCAACGTGCGGCCTCGCATCCCTCGATGGCGCAGGCCCAGGTGGACAACCGCCCCGGGGCTCCTGGCCGCGAGGAACGGCTGCTCCAGCTTGCCAACGATCCGTCCATTCGGAATGACCCGGCCAAGCTGTCCCGCGTTCATGCAGCCCTCAAGGCCGAGAACGAGAACAACCGCCGGATCGCCATTCAGAAGGAACTCGGCCCGGACGCCATGGGCAAGGAGATTGGCGACCGCTTCGGCATCAAGAACCAGCAGGTTCGGAACATCGCGGGTGAGGCCGCCAGCGCACTCGCCGCATTCGGCCAGAGCGCCAAGCAGACCCTCTACAACGCCTCCAACGCTCTCGGTATGCGGGATGACCAGAGCGTGAAGGACGAACTGGAGATTACCGAGCCCCTTCGGCTAGGCAACCCGCTGGCCGCCGACCTGGGTGCCCTGTCCATCGCCGCTCCTCCCGCCGTGGCGCTGAACCAAGTGGCTGCTCTCCCCAAGGCCGTCGATGTCGCCACCACGCTTGGCCGAGGGGCCGTCCGGGGTGGGTCTGCCCTGCTGGATACGGCATTCGGCGCGGGGCAGGGCTACGCCTTTTCGGATCCCGACAGCCGGGGCATGAATGCCCTTATCGGGGGTGGCACCGCCGCCCTGGTAGCGCCTTTCACCAACGTCCGGGCAGCAAACTTTGCGTCCGGTCGAAGGCAGGCCGCCGACGAACTGTACGCGAAGATTTACCAGCTTACCCCGGATGACATCACCCAACTGATCCAGAAGCACGGGTCGCTGGCCGGGGCCGGGGCCAAGATGCGTGCCCTGGGCGGGACCAACCTGGGCCGGTCGGGCGTGGACATGGGAGCCCGCGCAGGCGAGCTAGAAGCCATCGCCAACCGCGCAGGCGTTGACCTTGGGCAGATTGTCCAAGAGGTCGCGGCAGAGGGCGGCAGGGTCGATTCCGCTCGTCTGGTGGGGCGGCTGCGGGATGCCCACGCGGCCCGGTTCCCGGGCGATGTCGTCGGCATGAGCCCCGAGGAGTACGCCAAGGCGTCCGAGAAGGGCAAGGCTGCGGTTGACCGTATCGAGGAGACCGTCCGCCCGAGGATGAACCTCCCGCCCGACACGCAGAGCGAGCTTGGGTTCCCGTCCAGCCAGACCCAGACCATCCGGGGTGAGCGCGTCCAGCCCGGGCCCCGGGTTCCGGTGGCACAGGGATCGCCTCCAGGCACGACCGCCCGAGGGGCCATGGTGGATGACGAGGCCGCCCGGGTAGCATCCACCGTGGACGCTCCCGAGATCCTTGGCGACCGCCCGGGACAGCGGATCCTTTTCGAGCAGACCGGGGATGTCGGCGCGAGAGGCCCCGTCCGGGTGCCTGCCAACGAAGTCCCGACCGCCGAGACCTACGTTCCCAACAAGGCCGAGGCCCCCACCGCCCCGACGCAGCGCCGCCTTGAGGGCACGAACCGCCCCAACCCGGATTTCCAGCTTCCCGAGGGCGCACAGGGGATGACCCAGGACGAACTGGACATCCTGGGGCAGCAGCTTGGCGATATCGCGGATACGCAGCAGGCAGCTTCGGCAGCGCGTGGAGCCAGGGGCCGGGTCATCAACCCCGACGAGAATCTCCAAGGGTTGCTCTTTGAGCAGCAGCCCCCACAGGTAGTGCCCACCGTTGAGACCACCACTCAGGGTGGCATGAACATGGGCTACCAGCGTCCGGGCGATGCTGGCTACCAGGGATACCAGAAC